GCAGTGTTCGATCCAACGCCGTCAACCAACGATGTGTTGCCCGATGCTCCACCTGTTGCCAGAGGAATGTAATACTGTGCAACAGCCGAAGGAGCGAGAGGATCGGAGTAAATCTGCGTACCGTTGAACTCCAGAGCATCCCAAGTGATGTCGTGCTTCGTGTTTGAGATGTCTCTGCGGTAAGCGTCAAGAGCAATCGCAATCGCCTTGAATCCAAACACGTTCGTGATGCCCAACTTCGGCCTTCCGCCTGTGATCTTGCACTGCGACCAAAGTTGCATCAACGAACCAAAGTTGATCTGTCCCGGTCCTGACGTTGCAGGGGCGGCTGCTGTTCCTGTCGTTACCTGCTGACCAAGATACAGAGGCGTCACGTTGATCGATGCACCGACCGCGCCGTTACGCAACTGCTGGCCGTAGGAGGTGTAACGGTTGCCATACAGCGATGTGTCGATACCGTTATTCAACGCTTCGTCCAAACCGTTCGATACCTTGTAACGGTTGTCCGATACCGTCGAAGACGATTGCTGTCCGTGACGGAACGAGTCCATCTCCAGCATGGTGTTGATCTGCATCACGAGAGCTTCCATGAAGATCGCGTAGATGTCGCAGATGCGGGCAGGACCAGAGTTAATCACACCACCCGTACCCGACCCGTCGTCCATTTCCCAATCGTCCATCGGGAACCAAGAAGCGTATCCCTTCTCGTAGAACTTCAGCTTGTCCGTGATCTGCTGACGAGTTACGGTAATCGTCTGGCCTGGGTTCACACCAGCGCCCTGTGGACGACCGTACAGGAAGACTTCCGTCATGCCTGCGCCACCAAGGTAAGGATCGGCTACACCGGCTCTGCGGAGTTCCTCAAGGAAGGGGGTTCCCACAAAGAAGCAATTCCACACTACTTCCTTCCTCACAGACTCTAGGTTAGTGCTGTCGATTTCTCCAAAGCTCGGATCGGTCGGGGTGATAGGCATGATGTTATCCTTTCAGCAATTAAGCTGTTTTCTGAATCTTGCTTACGCTACTACTGCTTGACGCTCTTCTAAAGCCTTGTGGATGTTGTCCAAAGTTGTCTGTCTGCGCTCCTGTGGAGTCATCTTTGTTGGGTCCTTGCGTTCACCCGCTTGCTGCGCTCTCCGCAAATCAGAGAACTTCGATGAACCCGGAGGCAGCTTTGTATCTGGATTGCTTCCAGCCTGCTCCGCTCTCAATCTTTCCTTGGCTGAAAACTCATCCGTAATCTTCTTGAGTTCCAACTTGTGCGATTCGTCCTTAGCGGCGACTGCTGCTGCTGCAATCGCATCGTCATGAGCCTTTGCTTCGGCCTGACGAATTTCCTCGCGCTTCTCCGAAAACTTGAAAATCGAATTTGCGTAGGTTGCAGGGTCTTTGAACTTGTTGGCTTCCGACTGGCGAAGTAGTTCTGTGGGAGAGATCGGCATTTCCCTGCCATACAGATTTCTGTATTCCCACTGAATGTTGGCAACCGTTCCAAGCGAATTACCAAGTTCGTCACGCACTTGATTGATTGTGAATGTGGGTGTGCCAGGAGTCTTGTTTGGGTCTACAGCGGGAATGGTTGCGGCGGGAGGAGTAAATACCGGAGCATCTTCAGGCTTGATGTTGAGAGTGCCCAAATAGCTTTCCCTCTGCGCCTTGTAGAATGCTGCTTCCGCTTTTGCATCTGCGGCTTCTTTTGCTAACCTTGTCTTTTCCGCCTCTGCTGCTGCGATCCCCGGATTGTAGGTATTATCCCAAAAATCCTTTACGCTTCGATTTTGGAGTTCTGCGGCTTCCTGTGCGGCCTTGGCTGCTACCACTGCGGCTTCCTGTGCTTTCCTATCCGCTTCAGCCTTTACCGCTAATTCCGATGCTGCTTTTTCTTTCTGTGCGGCGGTCTGCTCAATACCCGTCACGTAATCTGTGAGGCCAGTTCTGGCCTTCGCGTCAAGAGCGTCGATCTGCTCTTGGGTCCATCCCGACTTGAGTAGTACCTCTGCCAAAGTAATCATGGTTCACTATCCTCCCGGATTTGTGTTTGTTAACCTACTTGTGGTTGCTGCGAGGTTGGAGTGGGCTGAGATGGCGTAACCATTGCCGTCTGTGCCTCTCCTATCGCTTGCACGATTTTGTTCATTTGTGACGCAATTTGTGGATACGCTTGGCTGATCTGCTGAGCCACGTCGCTCCACTTCCCTAAAAGCTGTTGGACTTGATTGGCTGGTCCCTGAGACGGGGGACCGCCTTGAGGACCGCCTGGGCCTCCACCTTGAGGTGGTGGGGGAGGAGGAGGACCGCCTGCTGGCGATCCTCCTTGATCCGGTGATGGGGGCATTGAAGTAGCCACTGTCAGTTCTCCTGATGGACTACCGTTATGCCTTCACAATGGACTTTTTGCTGTGGCGCTTGTGACCCTTGCTCTTCTTGACATGAGCCTTCTTGCCGCCCTTTTTTCCGCCTACGCGATGCTTCATGATGTTCTCCTTTTGTGATTTGGGTTAGGTTCTGGACAAACGAAAAGGCTCAAAGCCTTTTCTTGGCCTTGAGCCTCTACCTTTCCCTTCACTAGGGTGGCAAGCATCTCTACGTATCTTTTACATAAGACAACAAAACAAAGCGTTTGTCAAGAGCTATTTTCAGATTATTTTCGTTTCAATTCCAAGAGCGATACGAAACTCTTTCGACTGCGCCTCTGTCAGTTTTGTTTTTTGCGTGAATGCGATTCCAATAACCCCACCTTGGTTATATTGGACCTTCATATCTCCGCATGTCTTCATGCCGCGTAGCTGCTCATGCACATCCTTAGCATCGGCAGGCATTTCAACAACTACGTCTGTTAAAAGATGATCGACTTGACTTTTGATTTTGAATGCCATTCCCTCTCCTTAGTTGTTTAGATTCTTACAGTTACGATTCTTTCACCGTTGTCCTGGGTGCTCCGCCTGCTCCGCCCTTTTGAGAAATTTTAGCAGGCCGTTGCCCGCTCGGAGGCCGTCCACCAGCGTGTAATCCGCCACCTCCACCCTTGCCACCACCTTTACCGCCTCCGCCTTCCTCTGGAGGCTGCAAACCAAGTTTCTTCATTTCCTCCTGCGCCATTGCCATACCAATTAACTTGGCTTTGGTCAACTCAGTCTGCTCCTTAAAATACTTTTTCATTTCGTCCTTTGGATTAGCAATGTCGAGCTTTTCCATTGTCGTTTCCCAGCTAACCGGGCAATCGGGAGTCCTCTTAAGCTGTAACCACTTCAGTTGCTCTTGCATCTGCGTGATCTTGAGCAGTGTGCTAGGCACCGAAATCAACCGCAGTTTCCTGACAAAATACTTTGCCCTCGTCAGCCTGTCGTACATCGAAGGCGTCGTGGGATACATATTTCCATTTACAAACTCATCGGGCAAGTGGCTTGGCACCATGTCGTCAGGATTGTAGTCAAACATTTCCTTAGCCATGCCGTCCTGACCTACGTACTCAATCAACCTAGCAGCGTCAAACCATTGAGGAATAAGGTACTTCATCCTCTCGCCCAGCTTCTTGTTCGCCTTTTCAATCCTCATCGCAATCCCTCTGGCGATAGGACCGATTGCCCCAACTTCTTTATCTTGTGTGTCGTTGGCGAGGTTCAACTTCATATTCGCCAAATTGCCAACATCGTTAAATCCTAGTTGCGCAAGCATTCCATCTTTTAGGTATTTGAGCCAAGTAAAGTCCATTCCATCTACCGTTACCGAATCAGGCAATAGGGATTGGAATGCTTTTGTTGGTTCCTGACCGCCTGCTAATCCGAGACGAACATCCTCCTCGAAGATGTCGAAGTGCTCAATCTTGGCTCCACCGTTGGTGTCCAGATCGTAGCCCATCGGGGGATTCTTCTTTGCGGTCATGGTCTGATCGACCTTGCGCTCATGCTTCCTAATCGTTGTCTGGATTGAGGCTACATCCCCAACTAACGATCTTCCTGACGGCTCCCAAGCTACATCGTCAACCGTGTATTGAATGATTGGAATCTTTGGGTCCCAGTCGAACGAGGTGCCGTCATACATTACTCTATCGAGTCCATTTGAAGTGGTGATGAGCCGCAGGTTTGGATAAATCCTGCAATCCTCAACCATGGCTGGACCAAAGTAAGGTTGGCCATTCCTCATGCCCTTGAATATTTGCTGTCCGAGAAAGGGAACCTTGTAAAACCAAGACGCTCCCTCGTCCCCCATCTTCATTTCCATGCCGCTGGTGTTGATGCGTATGTCCCTAACGAATGTGTATCGTATTTCCGTGTAGAGATTTCCGAAACTCTGGCTCTGCGTCTCTCCCACTTGCCCATAACGCCACGTCGCCGCAAAGTCCTGACGCTGTGCCTGAATCAGAGACTTGTAATTTGAACGTCCGACCGTCTGGAGTTGTCCTGCAAACAACGGAAATCTTGCGCACGCCTCCGCAATCGGCATGTAATCGTAAACCGTTACGCTGTAGGCATCCTGTACGTCATTGGTTTTTGACGGAACCTGCGTAGGCATTACGTCCAATAGTCCTAGCGCGTCAAAGACAAGCTCTCGTGGACCAAAATTGTAATCGGAACCGCGAACCTTCGACCACAGGTAACCGACGCCCATAACGGCGGCGTATTGCAGTACTTTGAGAATTTGAAGTGGAAAGTCTGATTCTAAATAGACGCATTTTGAGACCTTTGTAAGCATCTCTGCCATCTTCTTGTACACTTCAACGTCTGAGCTAAACCCCGCAATTTCACGTACTTCCGCCATCGTTGTGCAGAATTTATTGATGCTGTATCTTAACTCATTCGTGACAAGCGAACTCTTGGTTTTATCTCTAAATATTCCATCGAAAACACGTAGATTAGCGTTTAGATTCTTGTACGAGGGCTGGCCAGAAAGCCAACCCTCAGCCTCGGTTACCTGCGAGTCAACCCAAGCGATTTTTTCGCTATCTAGGGCTTCCCAGTCAGGGACACGCCAACGAAC